CTTATCCGATTTCATTAGTATTCGTCAAAAGTACTACGTCAAGCGTAAAGAGTATCTTATCAAAGCCCTCGAAGCTAAATCTAAGATGTGTGATTACAAATCAAAGTTTGTAACGATGGTTATCAGTGGTGATATCGTAGTGTTTCGACGTAAAAAAAAGGAACTTGAAACTCAGTTGACAGGGTTGTTCCCACTCATTAATGGCAATCACGACTATCTCCTAAACATTAAAACAGTTCAATACACTGATGAAAGTGTTAGAGATCTCCTCACGCAATCTAAACAGGCGAAAACAGAATTGGGTGTTATGAAGTCTACGAGCCCAATCAGTATGTGGAAGAATGATATTAAAAATATATAGACAATAGATAAGTATGGGTGAAGCTTCGAGTATTTCACTTAAAGCTATTGGAAAGCAAGATACGTACTTACTTTGCAAAGATCCAGCGGAGTCATTCTTCAACCCGAATACTAAGAGAAGACATTCCGATTTTAGGAAATATCATAGAAGTCGAACTATTTTGAACCCCGGACAGGTACCTAAATGGCCGTTCGGACAAACCATCAAAGTTGAATATAGACCACAGAGTATGGGTGATTTACTTAGTAACATGTGGTTGAGTATCACGATGCCAAAGATTACAAATGGTAATTACACCGATCAATTGGGGAGACATATTCTGAAAAGTGTAACGATGTTTGTAGACGATGTAGAATTGGAAAAGATTGAAAGTGATTGGGGTATTATATACGATGAGCTTTATTTAGAAATGTCTGAAAAGGTAGCAAATAGTTTTCTTGTAAATAGAAGTATTGGTTTTGATGATTCGACCATTAAAGACTCTGTATCGCGACTTGATACAGATCTGATCATACCCTTACAATTATTCTTTGCTAGAAAGTTTGCAAGTGATGAATACTCTTCTAATAAGCCGAATAGACCATACTTTCCAGTGTGCGCCGTGCATAAACAAAAAATTCAGTTTGTACTCGAGTTCCAAGACCAACCATTCTTTACGGATACTCTAAATACACTTACACTCCCCGAATTCAAGCTTGTCACGGAAGAGATTACGGTAAGTGCAGAAGAACGGAATTTCCTCAGTTACGAGAAGCAAGTTGTTGTGACAGATTTAGTTCGTAAACATCCAACAACTGTAAGTGAAATTGGGAAGAGTATTATCCGAACAAATCTCGTACCAAATATCCCAGTTAAGTGTCTACACTGGTTTTTAAGAAATACCAAGTTTGAAAATGTACGTGAAAGTGTTGCATTAGAACCAAGACAATTTGGTCCTACTATACCTGGAACCAACACCAACGATGATTCTGGGTATTCTGTAGCCATGTCACCCGACGGTACAACTATAGCGATAGGTGAGCCCAGATATGAAGTTCAGGTTGACAATGACCCAGAAGATGGCGAAGTTGATAACCCTAATGAAAATAAGGGTCGTGTAAGGGTTTTCAGATACGTGTCTGGATCTTGGACTCAATTGGGTACAGATCTTATTGGCGCGGGGGTAACCAATTTGTTCGGAACTTCCGTTTCTTTATCAAACACTGGTACAGCTCTCGCAGTGGGTGGACCGGGACACGATAGCAATAAAGGGCATGTCCGCGTGTATCAATACAATGCGGGATCTTGGGGGCAGTTAGGTAGTGACATTGATGGTACGGCGGGTATTAAATTTGGAACATCAGTCTCTTTATCGAGCAACGGAACTCACGTTGCTATCGGTGGTCCTTATCATAATACGAATATGGGTCGTGTACAGGTCTGGTCGTATAGTATTGGCTCTGGATGGACTCAATTGGGTGGAAACATGGATGGTGTTGGTGGTGGTGATCTACTTGGTTCGTGTGTATCTCTTTCGGAACCAGTTACCGCGAACGGCACTGATAGGGTAGTTGCTATTGGTGCACCCGGGCATGACGCGAGTAAGGGACATCTTAAGGCATTTGTCTATAATGGTTCTGCTTGGGTACAGAGAGGGTCTGACATTGATGGTATAAACTCGGGTGATGAATTTGGAACGTCTGTGGATATTTCCAACGATAGTCTCTATATGATCGGTGGTGCCCCCAAAAATGATGGTGGTGGTACAGACTCCGGACAAGCCAGTGTCTTCTATTATTCGTCGGCCGCGAGTGCGTGGGGTCAAATTGGACCGGATATCAACGGACTAGTAGCTGGTGAAAAAGCTGGTACATCCGTAGCTATAACAAGTAATGTAAAGGTGGGTCAACAAGCTCATACTGGAACTAGGGTAGCTGTTGGTACACCATTATCCAACCGTACAAGGGCTTATAACTACATAAATGTATCTAGTACACCCGCATGGGATAGATTACATCGTGAAATGGGTGGAAATGGGAGTGGTGGTTCTATGTCAATGTCAAATGATGGTTTGAAAATGGTAGTGGGTTCACCAACATTTAACAACAATGTGGGTCAGACCCAAGTTTTCGATCTCCCCACAAATGATGAAGAGTTGTATTTATGCCAAAATCGGTTCAACTTTTCTTCGAACGTAAGTTTTGATGATCAGTTAACATTTTTCCATCCTATTCTAAAAGATGCAACTTTCTTTATTAATGGAACTAAATTACCTAATGTTACAAACACGAATCATAACTATTACAAATATCTAATCCCATCTAGAGTGAGATTGTCGAGACCAATCAGGAATATTTACACGTATAGTTTCTCGATGAATCCTGTAAATGTGGAGCCATCGGGGAACTTGGATTTTAGTCAAATTCAATCTGATAAAACGAATATCGAAGTAAACTTGGATACTACAAAAGTGGACGTGTCTTCGAATACATATTCTTTACACATGTATTACACGGGCTATCAGACACTTATATTTGAAGAGGGACGGGTTGTACCTGCGAGTGTTTACTAAATAACGACTTGCGATGATCGCTAATATAATCTATAATTTTATTTTTGATACACCATTTGATGAAATTCAACTGTGCTAGAGTTGTATGAATTTCATGAGATGTACCTGGGACTGTATAAGGAAACTTCTCGGAACGACAAAATGGATCAAATAGTTTTTTACTGTATCCATCTAAACTAGATTTATATGCATAATGTACGGTGAATAGTTTACCGTCATTAGTCTTATAAGATGTGTGATTTTTCTTTGCGTAATTGGTGATGAACCATTCCAAATTTCTCAATGAAATGCCACTCGTCTTATCTAGTATATTCATTAATTTGGACCTATTGTCTTCTTCACTGTAAAAATTATTTATGGATGTTAGTAGAATACTGAATTTACTCATTACCCATTATAGAATTCAAATCTATAAGTTGTTTCGAAGAAAAAGATTTTTCACATCCTTGACATCCAACAACATATGATAATCCTGGTCCGTGATTATGACCGTCATGACTATCATGAAATCTCTGTTTTATTCGATTTCCTTGTCTTTTATGTTTACCACAATAGCCATCATGAATACCTTTGAAAGTACATCTAGAACCATCCGGTTTTGTACCCCTGCAAACCGCGGTGGGAGACAGGAGTGGAATATCTCTTAGCAGTAATTCCAAGGATATCTGGTGTTTTTTAGAAATAATTTCTGCAAACTCTGTCATCATACCATCGACCCGAAGTTTGAACTCTTCTTCAAATACTTCAATAATTCTTTCTTGATAACTCATGACTTACTTTGTTCATGTTCGTATTTTTTAAATAGATCTTCAACACTCTCTTCATGTTCTACACGGGCAAACTTAATTCTCTCTTTCAGATCCGCAGATTTACCCTCACAATCTAGTCCGCGTTTTTTACATTCCTCTATAAGATCCGCTTTTTTCATCGTGCTTAACGCGGGTTCGCGTTTTTTTGGTGGTGGTTTACATTGGTTAATGAGATCACCGAAAATTTCCTGTTTAGTATTTTCAAACAGTGGATCTAATAAATCACACACAGGATTCAGAAACTTATTAATGAAGTAATATTTGTAATCAACTGGAATGTTATTTTCTTCTACATATTTGGGATCTTCCGATTTTTCAAATGCTTTTGCTTTGGAATTGCCCGTATCTGTAAGTAAATACGGTACTCTATCACCCGATTGTGGCTCTGACCCAGGTTTACGCATTCTCATTTTGTTAACTACTTGTACGTGAGCTTGGTTGATATTGCAGCTCTCTGGACTTGTTATAGATACAGATCTTCCGTCAACTTTATAACTATCTGAGAGACCCTGGCTCAAAATCAGTTTTTCATTCGGTATATCACCGGAAAGGAGTTCAATTGCTCGCTCCTTCGCTAATTCTTTTGGTGGACCGGTATCACCAGAAGTTAATACTACGTCTAACAATTCCTTACAGACTTCTCTCATGTGAGGAGTGTTATCTCGCCTCACGAGTTGAAGACCCTTAACATCTATGTAATCCATATTCATGTTTCCATCCTTCCCCTTTGTCCATAACTTCGCGGCGTATCTCTTTTTCGAATATAAAAAATACGGCCAGTATACCTTTTCGAGCTCGAGATTGTTCGGTTTTTTGAAAAGAGCACTGCATTCCTCCGCCGCCCGTTCCCCAACCTCCCAACTATATTCGATCGCTTCTACACCTTTGCGGTCGCCGACGTCAAACTCAACCATGACCGAATCTGTATCACCATACCTTACTTTTGCACCAGGGAAGTTTTCCTCAACATAATTCTTAGTCTCTTCGATCATCCCACGACCCCTATACGTTGTAGTAGATGCGATAGGTACACATGGTAAGATACCTTTTCCGGCACCCGTGAAACCGTATACGGAGTTCATAGATATCTTATAGGCTAATTGTTTACCGTTATAAACTTCCTTCATGGACCCGGTTGCCGCAGCCATATCTCGTTTAGCCTTCTTACGAAATTGTTTAAGCTCTAAAAGAATACTAGGTAGTAGACTTGGAACGTCTTGTGCGAATTTATAGGTTTTATCACCAATCTTAAACGTCTCATATGTTACCCCAGGTATGTTTCCATAATCCTTGTCATTCATAACATACGAAGAATAACATAGATTGTGAGCCATCATGATTGAAGGGTACAGGGCTTCGAAATCAAGGGCTGTGATTGGTGTGTAATACGCACCTTTCTGGGCTTCCAGTACCGTCGCACCCTCGTATTGTTCTTCCGGTAACTGTCCGTAACGAATCGTTGGTACCATGAACCCCATTTCCCGCGACTTCTTGGTGAGTTGACTAAACACTTTGATCTGTTGCCCCCGTTCAACCAAGAAGCATAAGGGTACCCAGGTTGCTTTAGCCATCTCTATAAGGTTGAGAAGAATACACATCTTTTTCATGAGTTTATGTGGTAGTAAAGTATCCTTGATACAGTATTCAGCCACTTCTCGCAACCTCACAGGGTCACCTTCTACATACCGAGCAAACATTTCTTTCGGTGACATATCAATTTTCTGATCTCCTAGATATAACTTGGATACATTGTTAAGACTGTATGAGTCAAGCTTATATCCCTTTTTTACTTCGTGAAACAAATCGAAAATGAAACGACCAGACATGGGGAGTAACTTCAATACATTGTCCCCTAATGCACTCGAACTCAATTTTTTTATGGATATTTCACAGTTTTGATTTCTCAGTTTACCAAGTTTGAAAAACTCTGGGTTACAACCAGTCATATACGCCCGCGTATAAATATAATTAAGATCAAACCCGAAAATGTTCCATCCGGTCATTATATCCACGTCCTTCTCGTGAATATATTTTTGGAACGCTTCAAGTAGTTCCTTTTCCGTATTAAAACTTATGATGTTTGAACCATCTAATTTGGGGTCAGTCTGCTTGTAACAGAGACACGTCTTATCGTACGGTTCATCGGTACCAAACTTGCATAACGAAATCGCAATTTGAAAACATGCATCACCTCGCACGTTTGGGTCGGGAAACTTTCCAGTAGAACTATTACACTCAATATCGAATGAAGCTACAACAAATGGTGCAATGTCGTCGCGTGCAACGGGTGAAAGGGTTCTCCAATCGGTGCAAAATAGATCAACATCTACATTGGCGAGATGAGAACGGACACAATTATCACCCGTCTTCAACCAACCTGTCGATTGAATACCAGTCCTATGCATCAGGCGGAGAACTGGATCGAGATTAGATTCATACACTTTCATTCTTTGCGTACCAGTAGAAAGTTGAATATGATTTTTCAGGAAGTAGTCCACTCGGCGTCGACTCGCGAGATTTTTGAAATCGATTTTCATGAACCCAAACTCTTTATTATTTTGAAAACCCCATACATCTTTTGATTTCATAATAGTGTATGAAACCAGACATTCGGGACACTTTTTATCGATGACACCGTATATCTCCTGTATCGTTTGCTGAGTAGTACGCTCAGGGAGTTTGATAAAAAAGTAAGGTGTGAATGCTGTAGTCACACACACCGACCTCCCATCCTCAGCTTTTCCAAATATACTTACTAAATGCTCTTCGTCCGTGTCTACTGCTTCCCAAGTCAATGCCTGAAATTCTACACCCATCTCCTGTTATGTATACAATGAGCTAAAATTTTAATATCATTTACTAATAAATGTCAGCTGCTTTAATTGACCTCGTTTCAGTGGGTGCCCAGGATGTTTATATCACAGGTCAACCCGAAGTCAGTTTTTTCCGTCAAAACTACAAGAGGCACACCAACTTTAGCATCAAGCCAGAAAGGCTCGATTACATCGGTACCTTCGCGAGTGGTAACGAAGTTACTATACCAATCAAATCTAAGGGTGATCTCCTAAGCTATGTGTGGATCGAAGCCGAAAACATCGGTGGTGTCGGTAACGCCAATACAGGTTTCTTCGATAAGGATGAATCCACTACTACTGAATTCCAACTTTGGATCGGAGGTCAAAAGGTCTCCCAGATTGATGCTTTGTATATCCAGGGTGTCCATAACATCTTGTATAAAGATACACAAGCTAAGGCTTCGTGTGCGGTAACTCTCGACGAGGTTCCCCAGAATGCATTGGGTTCGTCTACTGCCGCCAACCATTATATTCTCCCATTCTTCTTCAGTGATGACTGGACTAAAGCCCTACCCCTCGTTGGGCTCCAATATCACGATGTCGAGATTCGTGTGAAGTGCCGCGGTGGAACTTTCGCCCCCAGTAACGTAAAGGTATTCGGTACCTACGTTTATCTCGACACCGATGAGCGTGAATTCTTCACCAACACCGAACATGAGATTCTCTTTACACAAACTCAGTACCAGCCCATGACCCCTGCCGATACCGAGGTCGATCTGACCTATTTCAACCACCCAGTTAAAGCCGTACACGTCGTTTCTTCCGAGGCCGACAATAATAAATGGTCTACTAACTGGACTTTCGATACGTCTACCTTATACATAAACGGTACACCTCTATTCGAGAACATGTCGGCGGCCTTCCACCACAACGTCGTACCCGAAATGCACTGTTCTATTCTCCCCCAAGATGCTCTAAGCACTGTGTCTACTTTCACATGGCCTTTCTGTACCACTATGAACAAGTCACAACCAACTGGTACTCTGAACTTTTCCCGTATCGATAACGCTAAACTGGCCTTCGAGGGTAATGGTACCCGTGTCGGTAACATGGTTCGAGCCTACGCAGTCAACTATAACATTCTTCGTATCAAGAATGGTATGGCTGGTGTTGCATTTGGTAACTAAGTGGATCTATGTTTGATAGAAAATTAAGTAACATGAAACGTACCCGGGAGAAAGAAATTATTATTCAATCTAAAAAACAAAAACTATCTATGGAAGTAGAACCTTTCTCGTTATTCTCGGTTCAACCACACGACTTTTTAAAATGTAACACTAATTCAAATGATACCATACCTACTTCTCGGTGGGTTCGGGGTTCTAACAGCGTATACATATACGGGGAGTCAACTCATAACGTCACGGAAAGCGAAAAGTCTTATCAAAAGTCGAAAAGTAAAACGCGTTATAGACGTCCGTACAATAACGGAATGGCGGCTCGGACATTATCCTGGCGCGTTCCATCTTCCAGTGAACAAAATTGGCGAAAAAACGACGTCCAAACTACCTAAGAAGGGTTTACTTGTATACTGTAATACAGGTCAACGTGCAAGATATGCAGCAGAAAAGCTCATTGAATTGGGATTCAAAGAAGTTTACTATATTTCCGGGTTATATACAGACTTACTCTAGATCCATATATCATCTTTTTAAATAACACGTTTTGTTTTTATGAGTCTTTCGATTCGGTCCTTTTCCCGTCTCATAAAAATTGAAAATTCTTTCACTTCCCCTTGGAGCTTGACTTTACCCGCTTGTCTAACCCATACAGTTTGTTCAACCCTAACCATGTCAACGCAAGACATTTTAGTGTCCGGTGCATTACTATGGTATATCGCGAGTGCAGTTGCATCTTTGCGAGTTTCTTTTGGTAGAACATCCCTTTCATCACATATAACTACGTGTCCCCCAGAATACCCAGCAACGTGCATCCACCAGTATCTGGGGGCGCTGGCTAATGTCAACTCATCATTCTCTTTCGCATTTTGACCAACATTAATTGTCGTACCATCGAGTGATGTGTATTCGAGCATAATTATTAATGTATTTTTTTCCTTATATTCTATTAATGCACGTCGTATTACAACCCAGTCCTTCTATTACTCACAAGTACAGAGTCACCTTACCAAACAAGAGAGCTATAGACTTTGGTCAGGCAGGGGTTCAGTATTTCCCGGACCACCGTAATCCCCGTCTTATGCGCGCACAACTTCTTAGGAAAGGGGCTATCATTCCTAAGGAGCTGCGAATAGAGAGAGATCAGTATGAGATACAAAAGGGGATGTTGAAAATTAAAGAAAGTTCGGAAG